TCAACTGGCGAGAGGACTACATCTTCGGCGAGGACGAGCAGGAACTTGCAAAACTGGAAAATTCCTGCGGAATCCATATGTGGGAAACGATCTGGAAGGATCAACTGGCGGAAATCGACGACAATTATCTTCTGAACCGCAATACTCTATTCGCCAAGCTCTTTCGGAAGTACGCGAAACGCAAGCCCAAAATTTGCGTTTACGCCATCAGCAAAAACGAAGCACATTTCGTGCCGCGTTTTTGCGAATCGTCCAAAGACGCCGACCTGATCCTGATCGCCGACACCGGATCGACGGACGGTTTGCCGGAAGTGGCAAGGGCGCATGGTGCCGTCGTTCACGACATCTGCATCACGCCATGGCGGTTCGACCTAGCCCGCAACGCGGCGCTCGCCCTCATTCCCCGAGACATAGACATCTGCATCAGCCTTGACATCGACGAGGTGCTTCAGCCGGGCTGGCGGGAGGAGATCGAGCGCGTCTGGACGGTCGGCAAGACGACCCGGTTGCGCTATATGTTCGATTGGGGCGCTGGCATCCAGTTTTATTACGAAAAAATCCATGCCCGTCACGGCTATATGTGGCATCATCCCTGCCACGAATATCCTGTGCACGATGGTCGGATTACGGAAGTCTGGGCGCAAAGCGACATGCTCCTCGCGGTCCATATGCCCGACCCTACCAAGTCTCGCGGGCAGTACCTGGACCTGTTGGAATTGTCCGTGAAGGAAGATCCGCGTTGCCCCCGCAATGCGTTCTACTACGCGCGGGAACTCAGTTTCCACGGAAAATGGCAAGAGGCTATCGAGGCGTGCCGCAAATATCTCGCCATGCCCGAGGCAACGTGGGAAAACGAGCGCTGCTATGCCTACCGCGTCATGGGCCGGTGCTGGAACGAAATGGGCAACGCCTATGAGGCGGAAAAGGCGTTTCACTTGGCGGCGGCGGAAGCTCCGAACACGCGCGAACCGTGGTGCGAACTTGCCATGCTGACGTATCGTCAGGGGCGCTGGTCCGAGTGTTTTGCTTACGCCATGCGGACGCTACAGATTACGGACAGAACAAAGGTCTACACATGCGACCCGGAAGTCTGGGGAGCGCAACCCCATGACCTTGCGGCTATATCCAGTTGGCATTTAGGGCTGCGTGATGTATCAATAGAACAAGGTGAAAAGGCTCTGGAGTTGGCTCCGGGCGATGCGCGGATTGCGGGAAACCTTCTCTGGTATCGCGGAGAGGCTAAATCGGGATAACTGATCCATGTCTACGCCTAACACCAATCCACTGACGTATAATGGATACGTCACTCAAATCGCCACGATGGCGGTCGTGAACACGACCACGTCGTCGGGCGTGGTGGTGGGCGTAGACGCGGCCTTCAATACCATCATTCCGCAGATGCTGAATTATGCCGAGTTGAGAATCCAGCGCGACTTGGATCTTTTGCCTTCGCAGACGACCGTTTCGTACACTTTGACGGCTGGCAACAATCTTCTGACGATTGGCGTTGATGATTTCGTGGTGATCCAGTCCATCCGCGTGGGCGGCGTTGCCGGTGTTCCGTCTCAAAATCCGCTGACGATGCTGACGCCGACGACCAAAGAGTTTATCCGAAACCTTTATCCCGACAACACATTCCAGAGCATCCCGATCTATTTCGCCCCTTACGGGGCGGATGCCACTCTTGGATCGGGAAGCCTGTATTATCTCTTGGGACCGACGCCGGACGCGGCCTATCCCGCAATCGTCTATGGCACTCAGAGGATGCCCTCGCTTTATCAATACGCCAATACGGCGCAGGCGGGAACGAATACGACGTTTATTTCGACTTATCTGCCCGACTTATTGATACAAGCAAGTTTAATATATATCGCGGAATACCAGCGCAATTTTACGCCGGTTAGCAACGATCCGCAGATGTTGGGCGCATATGAGGGGCAGTATCAGGCGCTTCTCCAATCTGCTATGGCGGAGGAGTTCAAGAAAAAGTGGCAGGCGTCCGCGTGGTCTTCGTCTGGCACGTCGCCTGTTGCAACGCCGACGAGGTAATCCGTGGCTCATAGCTCGCTCAAAATCGTCGGCGGCGTTGTAGCCAACGAGACCCCGGCTCTAAATGAGGCCGGGATTTCTCAGACCCAGCTTATCCGTTTGAAGCCGGATCCGAAGGGCCTGACCTTGCCCGAGAAGCTGGGCGGCTGGTCGCAGTTCTACGGGACGCAAATTACCCAGACCGTCCGCGCCCTGTGGGGATGGCAGGATACGAATATCAACAAATGGATCTCTTACGGGACGACCGGCGCAGCGGCGGCCCCCCTGACTTATTCTTTTAACGGGATAAGCAATTCCATCGTTACGCTCAACGTGACGTGGCCCACTGGTGGACAACCGACCATTGGCCAAAACATTTCGCTGTCGGGCTTCCTGCCTTCAGCGTGGAACGGGTCTTTCGCCATTACAGCCGTGACGTCTAGCACGGTTTCCTTTGCAAACTCCGCCGTTTCCGTCGTCTGGACCTCGGCGGGCACTCTTACCCTGCCCGCAAATCTTGTCGTTGTGCATTGCACAACGAATCCGTCTACCGGGATCACGACCGCCGACATCGCGACTGGCGCTCCGCTATATTTCAACATTACGCCAAGATACGGCAGCAACAATCTTCCCGTCAATTTTTCCGCAACATACAACTCGTCAACAATAACTGTAACGGATACGCTCGATACAACTATTACCAATTACGACAATGTGTATTTTGGTACGCCAATTAGCGTCGGCGGGATTACGCTGTCCGGCCTGTATCAGTGTAGCAATCCCTCCAACTCTTCAACTACGTATTTTATAACCGCGCAAAATGTACTGAACATTCCTACGGCGGCGGCCTATAGTACTGTGTCGGCGTTAGCCATAACGTCCGCGTCTGCCACGGGCGGAAACGTTACTGTCAATGTGACTTGGCCGGCAAACTCTCAACCCAATCCCGGCGAATCAATTACGATTTCCGGCCTTACGGGTGGAACGGCCCCGTCTTTTTCTTCGTTCGCTTTTGGTAGCGCAACCAATGGCGTGGTAACGATTACGGGAACATGGAGCGCGGCCCCGCCTGTCGTTGGGCAAACCGTCACGTTATCGGGTTTTTCCCCGTCGGCGTGGAACGGAACGTTCGCCGTTGGTGCGGTGTCGGGGTCTAGTGGCGGAACGGGTTCAGTATCATTTTATAATTCCTCCGTCTCCGCCATATGGGGAACGGCGGGAACGATTGCATTTTCGTCGCCATGGAACGGAACTTTTACTCTTACGGCAACGACTTCCGGGACTGCCGTTTTTACCAATTCGCTTGTTACAGGCTCCGCAAGTGGCAGCGGCGTTATTTCAAACGTGGGCGTCCTTCCTTTATTTTCCGCCATCCTCAATTCAAACCTTGTCACCGTCACGTTCCCCGACCATGGCTTGGCCGTAGGAAGCACGTTTTCTGTCCTGACGCCGACAACGGTTGGCGGAATACCTTTGCTCGGCAATTACACGGTCGCCTCCGTGATTGCGAACGGCGTCTATAATTCATGCCAGTTCACATTCTACGCCGGAACTTCCGCGACAAGCACCGCAACGGCGTTCCTCAATTACGGCGACGTCGATCTTATTTACAGTTACGGTATCGGCCCGACCACGGCCCCGGCTGGATACGGCTCTGGTGGCTACGGGTCTGGTGGCTATGGCACGGGAGCGTCGGCTCCTGCTTCAATCGGCTCCTCGATTACGGCGTCAAACTGGTCTCTCGACAATTGGGGGCAACAACTTGTCATCGTCCCGGTCGGGTTCACGTTCAACGGCTATTCTCAATTCCAGCCTATTTACATTTTCGATCCGACATCGCAGCAATCTATTGCGACGTCCATCCCGAACGGGCCGCCGGTGAACACAGGCGCATTTGTCGCCATGCCGCAAAGGCAGATAATTGCATGGGGCTCCACGTTCACGGGCGTCGTTGATCCGCTTCTCGTGCGTTGGTGCGACGTCAACAATTACAATGTGTGGGCCGGGCAGATCACGAACCAAGCGGGCTCCTACCGCTTGCCCACGGGCTCGCAGATTGTCGGAGCAATGCAAGGGCCGCAGCAGGGGCTACTCTGGACCGACATTGGCCTCTGGTCAATGCAATACATTGGCCCCCCGTATGTGTACAGTTTCAATCAGGTTGCTGCGGGATGCGGCCTTATCGCCCGCCGCGCCATGGGGGCCCTGAACGGAATTGTGTATTGGATGGGGAACAAGCAATTCTTCGCTTTGTCTGGCGAGGGCGTTTCTCCGCTGCCCTGCCCGATCTGGGACGTTGTTTTCCAAGACCTGGATCTCGCCAACGTCTCCAAGATCGTTTGCGCCGTCAATTCCTTGTTTGAGGAAGTCACGTGGTATTACCCCGTTGCGGGCGGGAACGGCGAAGTCAGCAATTACATCAGATTCAATGCAATTCTAAACTCATGGGACTTTGGCATTTTAAGTAGAACGGCGTGGCTGGACACGACTGTACTTGGACCGCCAATAGGTTACGACCCCGTAAACCAATACATTTATCAACATGAGATCAACACGGACGCAGATGGGACGGCGATGTCGTCTAATTTTACTACGGGATACTTTGCCCTGTCCGACGGAGACAACAAGGTATTCATTGACGAATTCTGGCCGGATATGAAATGGGGCTACTACGGGCAGGGGCAAGGCGCGTCCGTGCAGATCACGTTCAACGCCGTAGACTTTCCGGGTCAGACGCCGACGACCTACGGCCCGTTTACCGTCACGCAATCGACGACGTGGTTCAATCCCCGAATCCGCGCTCGTCTTTTGTCAATTACGATCTCGTCCAGCGACCTCGGGTCGTTCTGGCGGCTTGGCAATATGCGTTACCGCGCTATTCCTGACGGGAGATATTGATGTCTGTCAGTCTCAGCGACATCCTGACGGCCGCCAAAAACATCGTCACGGCTTTGAATAATCAGGCGCAGACGACCCTTAGCATCAATGGATTGCAGACTATTTCTAGCATTGTTTCGACAACCGTAGTAAAAACCAGCGGCGGACGGGTTGCGACCGTTAGTGTAATCGTGGCGGGGAGCGCGCCGGGAAAAATATATGACGCGAACAATACGGTCACAACTTCCAG